GTCAAGCAGCAGCAACGAATAGTATCTCTTGGGGTATGGTTCAGCCATTGTCTTATGGTCATCCTACTACAAACTTATACGGCAACAACGAGCAAGGTGCTTGGCAGTTGATAGAAGAAATTTGGAATACTTGGTCAACAACTTGGAATAATTAGAAATGGGAACAACACTTACGGGGACAACCCCACAGGACACATACGATAGCCTTATTAAGGTTACGGACAATGGGCCATTAAGCGCAACGGGTAAATACCTATCTGATGGCTTGGGTAATGATTCGGCTCTTGCTTTGTCAACTACAAAGGTGGGTATCAATACAAGTAGCCCCGAGGCCAATCTTCACATTAGTGGCGATGCTGCCAATCGTGCAGTTTTGCGTTTGGCTTCTACGGCTGCAAACCGCTTGGCTGCGGTCACCTTTTATGGTAACAATGTTGAGAGCGCGGTAATTGGTTACGAAGGCGGTTCTGAAATTATTAGCGGAGGCGTTCAAGGTGATTTAGTTATTCGCAACGTCTTGGCGGGTAAGGATATTATTCTTGACACCAACGCAGGCAACGTAGGCATCGGCATTTCTGCTCCTACGGCTAAATTGCATTCGCTTTCTGCTTCTTCTGACTATGCAATTACTGCGGAGAACACTTTAGTAGGTCAGCAGAACTTTCTTTTGTTTCGTGCAGGTGCAAACATTGGAGATATCAACCGACCAAGCGGAACTAATGATGTTAGACTAAATGCCAACTTCGGTTCGTTTGTTTTTGGAACTGACTCCGCAGGAAGCCCCGCAGAGCGTTTCCGTATCACTAACAACGGAGTAACCTTCAACGGGGACACCGCAGCAGCCAACGCCCTTGATGACTACGAAGAAGGCACTTGGACACCCGTTCTTCGTGGTTCTTCAACTGCGGGAACTTATGAGCTTTCAACTGCAAGTGGAAATTACACTAAAATTGGTCGTCAAGTATCGGTTAATTGTAGAATCACATTAGCAGCAAGTATAACGGGTGGCGGGAGTGGCTATGCTCAAATCACGGGATTGCCATTTAATAATGGTTCAGTAAGTATCGGATGCTTAAGGTTTGCGGGTGTTGATTTTGTGGGAAATTTTGTTAATGTTAGCTTTATAGCTGCAAGCGGTGTATCTATTGTATATTTTCCTGAAAGCGTGGACAATGCACCTACTAATGATTTGGATATATCGGGTTTTGTAGCATCTGACACCGTTGATTTTTCCATCACCTACTTCGTATAACAACTAAAACTAAACAAAATGATTGAAGAAGTAATCTACATCAGCGAATTCAACGTCAAACTTGACGGAACTATCGCAGTCCGCAAAACCACAGACGTTACTAAAGACGGAGCCGTAATCGCTTCATCTTATTGGCGCGTGGTGCTTGCAGTTAACGACCCTGCTGCCGATGAGGTATTGGGAGTTGATGGCTACTACCGCACCCTTGCCAACGATGCTTGGGCAATGATTCCAACGCCCGTAGTGGTTGAGGAAGCAGCAGCCGAGTAAATGGAACACCTACAACAACGGCTTGATGCATTAAAGCAGCAAGAGGCGAATCTACTAATGCAATTAGATGAGGTTCGGGTCTTGGTATCTGCCTACGAGAACACCCTTAACAAAGATGACAAAGGAGTCGGCTGATAGCGTTATCACGTCTTGGTCTTTAACGGGAGCAGGACTTCTCGTAAGCTACGCCCATCAAGCGTTGGGTTTAGCCGTACTTGTAACCTCACTTGCGTACACTCTTTGGAAGTGGCGAAGGGACTACAAGAAGGACAAAGGTGCTAATTGAGCGCATCTTCGGTAACCCGAAGACTACTCTACTTGGGCTGATTATTATCGGCCTTTGTTTTGTGCTTGTGTTTTACGAGAAGGCCACGCTCACGGAGGTTAGTGCGTTTATGATGGGTGCATTCGCCCTTATGTTTTTGAAAGACCCTAAAGATGGCAAAGCAACAGGCGGTAAGCCAAAGAATAAGTAAGAGCAAGAAGCGAGGCAAGCATTCCAAGAGTGCATCTGCTAATAAGGCGAGTAAAAACTACTCCAAGCCCTACAAGTCACAGGGTCGTTAAAATGTGCATTAAGGCGCACTTTACCTGTTAATGTACGTTTTAATGTACATTATGACTACAAATTGTGCAATTAAATATACATTAAGCACTATGCAGAAAGTGCAAAGTGTAAACTCAAATGCGCATAATGTGTAAAACCGACAACTTTTGATATTGAAAACGTGACCAAGAACTTTACCCTCGCAGAACTGACTGCTACAAAAACAGGGCTTCCTAACGCTTTACCCAAGCATTTAGAACCCAACCTCCGTGCGCTTGCAGAAAACGTCTTACAACCCACAAGAGACGCATTAGGTGCGGTGAAAGTGACGAGTGCATACCGCAGCCCTGCGGTGAATAGCAAAGTAGGGGGAGCAAAGACCTCGCAGCACGTTCAAGCGCAAGCGGCTGACCTCAAGTGCGAAGCAGGCAATGATGTGTTGTTCCATTGGATAAAGGACAATTTAGACTTTGACCAACTCATTTGGGAATTTGGCAATGATACTGCGCCATCGTGGGTTCACGTTAGTTACTCAAGTAGCAAGAACCGAAAACAAATCCTAAAAGCAGTAAAGCACAATGGCAAAACTAAATACCTCCTCTTTTGATGAATGGCTTAACAAACTTGAGGATGCCCCTCAACCGACTTGCAATGTGGACAATCCTGCTGACTGCGACTCTTGCGGTAGTTAGCAGTTGCGCTACTGTGAAACCCGTCCTGCAGAGTGTAGTTGTAAGGGACACGGTAATTGTCACCAAGACAAAGTACCTAACCGACACGCTCGAACTCTACAAGGACACGACAATCTACCAAGACAAGGTACGCCTTCAGCTTCAGTACATAGACCGAAAGGTGTACGTTGAGGCAACGTGCTTGCCCGATACCATCCGAGTCACACAGACCAAGATTCTCACGAAGGAGAAGAAGCAGAGGGGATGGACTTTGGAGGGAGGGCTTACGATGCTTGCCCTTGTTTTGGTCGCTGCGTACTTCGTAAAGAAGTGGATAGATAAACTATTGGAGTAATTATACCCTTTAAGATACATTACAGGCGTTTTAAGAGACTTTATATGCGAAAGGGTATAGTTCTATACCTTGAGGTATTTGGATGCGTTAGAACGCAACTTCTTTCTTTTTCTTTATTAAGTTTCTTTTTCTTTAAGTTGTTTGGTAAAGTTAAGAGTTGACTAACTACTAACTAAAGTCAAGTTAATAGTTGATTAAGTTAAGTAAGTTAAGTTACTCAACTACTTAACTTGTAAAAAAAAAGGAATAAAATTGACATACGCAAGTCCTTATGCTAATTTGTAATGATTCTAAATAATGAATGACCACATCTACATTTATTGGGATGATGTACCTTTGGCTAATGACACCAAAGTACTACATCGGCAAGACGTTGAAGATAGAGGCGAAGGATGTGGTGATGGACTTCCAACCTGATAATTACAATCTTGGAACTGCCCTCACTTACATAATGCGAGCAGGCAAGAAGCCTCACAACCCTATCTGCGATGACATCAGAAAGGCTATCGCACACCTAAATTTTGAACTTGAACGCCAAGATGAGCAGCAAACCATTAGCGCAACAAGCGAAGGAAGCCAAACAACAACAGCAAAGTATGCAGTACTATACTAACCCTGCCAAGCGCAGGAAGATTGACTTCATCCTTGAGGAATGCGCTACGCTGATGGCCAACTGCGATTCGGATTACCAATCTCGCCAACAGGCGAAGTACAAAGAACAGGAGCTACTCGGTGAGATTGCCAAGATAGACCTGCACTTCGCCATCCAATGCGGCTATCTGATACCCGACAACTGACCTACAAGATTGTCGTAGGTAAGGTTCCAAGCCTTAACGCCTTCTATGCATCAAAGCATTGGACTGCCCGTGTGAAGGCAAAGGAGTTGGTATCAAGGGAGGTGATGTCGCAGCTTGAGAAATATGACCTGCAAGAGATAAAGGATGTCCACATCCATTGCAAGGTCAATTACAGATACGATATTGACAATGCGATAATGGCGGTGAAGTTTGCCCTTGACACATTCAAGACTTGGGGTGGCGTAAAGGATGATAGCCGAAAGTATGTACATTCCTTAAAGTTGGTACACGATACGACAATTCCCAAAGACACGGCAGAAATTATTTTTAGTGGCGTGTTGGTCAATTCATAATTAGTTGTATATTTGGGTATAATTAAAAACCAATCATTATGCAACATTTATCTACTGAACGCCTACTTGAGTTTTACAACACATGGTCTGCGAAACTTGAAACTGCTACTACTCGAACGGACAAGAAGAACGCTCTTGGTATGAAAGAAATGTTTAGGCAAACGCTTTCTAATCGTAACATCAATATGTAAAACCAATCAGCATATGACTTTATCATTCTCATCAGACGTATACACCGAGATGGTGCAAGTGCAACAAGCACAAATCCAAGCACTACAAAACAAGGTACAAGAGCTTGAAGCTCGTATTGAGGTTTTGGAGCAGCAATCAATTCTATTTATCTAAAACCAATCTATTATGTCAAAAATTATTTCAATCACCCCAACAGGCCAATGGCAAGATTTATTCAAGCTTGAAGTTCGCTTCGACAATGGAGACTTCGGTACTGCCTTTGCCAAGTCCCAAACACCACCCTATGCCGTAGGCGAAGACGTGGAGTACACCAAGAACGAGAAAGGCACGGTGAAAATCCAACGAGCCAATGCTTTTGGTGGTGGTGGAGGCTACACGCCATCTGCTTCACCCAAAGGAAACGATGACCGTTCCGCTTCTATCATCCGACAGGTTGCTTTAAAGGCTGCGGTTGAGTACGCTTGTGCTGCGCAACACGATGTGAACACCATCCTTGCCAACGCAGAGACCTTTAACGCTTGGATGACAGGTGCAAGTTCAGCTCCCGCATCACACACCGAGCATTTCGCAAATCGCAACGACCCTTTCTGATTGGTTTTTAATAGGTCGTTGTGTGAAGCCCCTCTACGGAGGGGTTTTTTTATGTCAACTATTTTGTTATATTTGCTCACCAATTAGAAACAATGATACATCCCGACTTACTGAGCAACGAATCTTCGCTGCCATACCTGCAACGAGCCTTAAAGGGCAAATACTACGACACGGGCAAGCTCGGTGTTTATGAGGTAGACCAATACTTACGCCTGAAAGACGGTGAGTTCGTGGTTGTAGTAGGCCACGCCAACGTGGGCAAGACCCACACGCTACTTTACCTTATGCTTTTGCAGTCGTATAACTTCGGCAAGAAGTGGCTCATCTATTCGGCAGAGAACGAAGTGCCAAGTCTAAAGCGCAAGCTCATTGAGTTCCTTGTCTGCAAACCCATACAGGGAATTGATGAGGGGATGATGTACCGAAAGCTTGACTTCATCAACGAGTACTTTCAATTCATAGATGGCAACAGGCTATTTACCGCATTTGAACTTCTTGAGGTGATGAACTCCATCAAGAACGAGTGGAACTACACAGGTGCTTTGATAGACCCCTACAACTCCCTATCAACCGACCAAAAGAAATTAGGTAAGACAGGGATGCACGAATATCACTATGAGGTAGCCTCTGCCCTTCGGGTGTTTGCCCATCAGAACAACGTCACCACCATAGTCAATGCTCACCCTGTAACCGAAGCAATGCGCAAGACATTTGCCAAAGGCCATAAGTACGAAGGGATGTCAATGCCCCCAAATACCGCAGACATTGAAGGAGGGGGCAAGTGGGGAAACCGTGCAGACTTGATAGTTTGCATACATCGTTTTTCGGCTCACAGTCAAGATTGGATATACACGCACATCCACGTTAGGAAGGTCAAGGAGATGGAATCGGGCGGGCGCATCACGCCCCTTGAAACTCCGCTTGTTTTGCAGAGCGTATTAGGTAATGTTGGCTTTGTGATAAACGGGCGTAACTTGCTGCCAATTAAAATGGATGAAACGCCTGCGACTGATGTACCCTTCTGACGATAGCCACGACCTTTACATAAGGGAGAAGCAGTTGATGCTTGCGGGTACTGCGATGTGGTTGGCGCAGCAAGCAGCAGACAAAGCAAAAGGCAGGGAAGTACAAGATGACATTCTGCACCACGTTATGAGCTGCCATTACGCAGACCTACTCTTGCAGCAGTTCATTGACTACCGCCAATTCACCGAAGGCAAGATGAACGAGATGTACCTTGCCAACGCCAAGCTGCGAGTTGATAGCGAGCAGATGCACTACGAGATACAACGCCTGCAAGGGATAATAGAGGACAATCTATGAGGCAGATATTCTCCCCCTTTCAGAAGTACGAATGCTTTGCAGTAGATGGAGTGGACTACCTCGTGGTGGACTACACCATTATCCAAGACAAAGATGACAATTTAGTGGAGTGGGCGAGTGAGATGAAGTTCAAAAGACTTTCAGACCACAAGCACTTCACTATGCCAATTACCAAAATAATAACCAATTACAACGAGGGCAGGGCTAAACACTGCAAATGCAAATGAGACCATTTGAACTACGCCAATTAAAAGTATCTAAAGAACAGTACTTCGCCCGTCTTGGGTTTCAAGACAATGGAAGCCGTGCGCATAAAGAATCTACTGCAAGAGCAGCATTCGTTTCAGCATTCCGAAACCACGCAACCCTGCACGAACTTGGTGAGGCCATTGACAAAGACCATAGCTCGGTGGCGTATGCCGTAAGGATGCACAAAGACCGTCTAATCTACGGGGACTATCAGCACTACTACAAGGTAGCCTGCTGCGTTCTTGAGGAGAACCCGATGGCCTGTATTGACAAGCCTGACTTTCAATCTTTAGAATTGGAACTAAATAAACTCAATGAGGTGGTAGCGGAGTTATCTAAATACAAGGAATTGTATCTAACTCTTAAACGCACCTTTGATGAATTTTAACGTAGGACTTTACCCCATCTATGGGCTTGTAGTTGGGGCTAATTGGTCAAAGACCGATTACCTTGAAGAAGATATTGTGATGCACACGGTGCAATTTGCTCTGTTTGTGATAATCGTAGAAATCACTTGGGACTCCTCGCAGTATTAGCAAAGCGGCAGACCGATTGGATTCGGATGTGCAAGAGCTTTGGCGCGAGTGATGACCTTGCCCAAGAACTTGTGCAGGAGATGTACGTTAGGTTGTACAAATATGTTGATGACGCAGAGAAGATAATGTACAATGAAACGGAGGTGAACACCTTCTTCGTTTACGTTACTCTGCGCAACATGTACGCCACGTTGATGCGCCAAAGAGCAAGATTTGAATTTGTAGATGTGGACATCCTTGAGGAGTTTATCTACGAGGAGGCCAACGAAGATGCAGAGGTGCAACTCATCCAACTCTACGACAGGGTGTGGTCAACCCAAACCGATTGGCATTGGTACGACAAAAAGATATTTGCCTTGTACCACAACACCGATATGAGCATCCGTACTTTAGCGGATGAAACCAAGATTTCAGCACGTTCCATATTCAACACACTAAAAAATGCAAGAGAGCGAATCCAAGAAGACTGCCAAGACACCTACGAAGCGTACAAAGAAGCCAAGCGGCTTGGGTGATACCATCGAGACTATCACAACTGCCACAGGCATCAAGGCTGCGGTGGATTGGTTCAGCGAAGCAACAGGCGTAGACTGCGGTTGCGATGCCCGTAAGGAGAAACTGAACAAGCTATTTAGGTACAGGAAGCCTGAATGCTTGACCAAAGAAGAATACGAGTTTGTTGGCAAGATGCGAGGCAGGAACACCGTCACCGCTATTGAGCAGACGGAAGTGAATAGAATCTACAACCGAGTCTTTAAGGATTCGGTGAAGCCAACGAACTGCGGCTCTTGCTTGAGAGGTCGGGTGCAGGAGCTTGAGACCCTTTACAACGCCTATTAGTGTTTTATACTATTGACATACCCAACACTTTATTTAGTGAGCTAAACAAGAACTCACAGATAAATCAATTCTTTGGCAAGGTGTATGTCGGTGAGTGTATGCGGTTGATTTCTGACTACTATGAGAGCAACACCCTAAACACGCAGGAAGGGTGGCAAGAATACTACAAGGAGATGCAAGGCTTCGCAGGGCTTACGGTTGTATTTGAAGAACTAAATAGCAGGCTTCCGAATGTTGAGGAGCAACATATTAAGAAATACATTTGGCATCGTGTAATCGGTCAGACGTGGAACGGCTACCAAAAGGAGCTAATCGTGGTAAAGGAGCTAAACGCAGCGTTCCCCGATGCACACTTCAAGAAAACCACCTTCAACATTGACCACGACTACTGCATAGATGCGGAGATGTTCTTCAACAAAACCCTGATGCTTGGCTTGCAGATAAAGCCTGAATCCTACAAGGCGATGGGTAGCCCCTACCAACTACGAGCAAAGGAGGCGCACCGCGCCAAGAACGAGCGCTACAAGCAAGAGTTTGCACCCTATGTTTATGTTTACTACGGCAAGGAAGGCATCTTAGATAAGGAGCAACTATTTAATCAAATCAATTTATTTTTACACTATGCCAATACCT